CCTCACAACAGCTCTCCGCGATCGATGCGCCCATTCAAGGGTGAGACATGCACATCACGGAAAAGCCAACAATCTCCAACTTATAGGTAGTGTCCCGGTCTGACCAGCCGGTGCACGAGGGGGAATCTCGTGTTGACATAACATTGAGAGGCCGCTACTCTAGCGGCTCAGGGCTCTCCAGCCCTCCAGCAGTTAATTCTGCAAGACGTTCGTAAGAAGAGATTAGAACCTCTACCTGATTCACAACAACATATCAGAACCAACGAACCACCATTCTCAAAGTGCTCAAGTGCCAAGTGCGGCGCATGAAAGCGACTTACTCCACTCACCCTCGGGTGCAGACCAATTTTCGGAGTTAACCTAGTATTGGACTGTGGACGACAGACGTTTAAAGAATGGGACGTCGATCCTCATAAGGAATTCCTCATCCTCCTGAAGGACCCCACACGTACATCGAGTACAACATTACTTACCATACCCTTTCGGTACTACTCACGGATCATCGCAATTGCTCACCGTTTTCGTAGGAAGTTTCTTTGTGTCTTCACGTGTGAAACCCGTCAGAATGTAGAAAAGTTTCATTAGGAACGTAGTTACGTAGCTGAATAGCTAGCCGACCACTTCGTCGGAAAGTGCAGCTTATTTCAAAGACTGCACGCGCGCCGGCTGAACCGAAGACCGAGCAACAGGCTCAGGTTCTTTCGCGCGCAGCACTCGAGGTGTCAAATCGACAAAGCTCTCGAGCTCGGTATCCTCACCGTTCGGAGGACAGGGTCGTTTAACGTCTCCCCTATCATGAGACTGAAGCGAAAGGCTCTTGGCTTGCGCAGATCTGCGCTTCTCGACGAAGTTGATCGAACCATCTGCAGGGTAGGCATTAAACCCATACAGATCAAGAACAAAGACCCACCGGAATCGGCCTAAGTTCTGGACACTAGCGGTCTGCGCAGTGTCGGTGATCGCCAAAACGACGCCTTGAAAAAGCAACTCAAGGTCGGCATTGGCGACGCTCGTCGCGACAGAAGCTCCTGCGGCGGTGATTTCCCAGAGACGGTCACCACCCGAGGTCTTCATGTCCTCAATCAGCTTGATGTCACACTGAGGCGTCCACCAAGGGAACCTCGACACGACTCCAGACGCAGCAGCAATCTGTGTCGTCGTGTTAGATGTAAGTGCAACATTCATACCGCTGTTGGTATCGCGGTCATAGCTGACTTGGACTGAACCGATAGTCGAGGTAGGAGCCTCCCCCTCGTATCGGAGCCAGAGGCGTCGGAAACGAAATGCGCGGAAGTATTGCGCAATCGATGCGATGCAATTCGGAGTCGTCCCGAAGAGGCTGGTGCCTCGACCGCTGCGTGTTGAATTGATGAACGCAGTCGGACTGATCGCAAAGAACTGCCCAAGATCATTGGCAGTGTTCGACGCAGAGCTGAAAGCACCCGTGGTGACAGCGGTCCCACTCGCTATCAACCCCATGGAATCGTCTTGGTTATTCGGGATTTCACCGACGATCCGCATCCCACCTTCAGGATAATCATCATGGTAGGCGGCAGCTCCGAACTTTTGTTTCATGAAGTTCGTACTGAAAGCTTGGGAGCTGACAGGTGCTGACCGGATGGTTGAAGAGGTGCCGCGAAGACCGTGGGAACGATCCGCGCGTCGCTTCTTTGGTGCGGCTAGTAAAAGCTGAGCCGACAAACCGAGGTGTTTTGACATACGCCGGTTGTTCGCCGCTTGCTTAGCTTTCTTGGCTTGCTTTAATAGGGGAGCCAAGTTGTGCCCTTTCCGTTGCTTGTTTTGCATGGGATACCTGCAACAAGCCTCGTCGCTTCCAGTAGCGTCGTGCCACCGCGGATGCCGCAACGATGCGTCTCGTCAACGCGCAGCGACTGTTCATCGCAAACTATTACTACCCGTGCAGTCTGTCGACTACTTCCGGACGCACACTCTCACAGAGAGGGGCCCTTAGTACGGAACTATTAAGTGACTACGACTAGTCACACCGTTTTGGGTAAACCGAGCAAGGCTTGTCATCTTGCTACGAGGAGAGTTTGCAACCCCATGTGATCGATTGACAGATCACAGGTGAATACGTACAGGTATTATTGCCATAAGGGTCCTTCCGGGCGCTTGGATACGCTCTCCAAGACGGGTGACCGGGTACCGCTCCCAGTTTGGTACGTACGTATGAGCAGTTTAACGTCATGCTCAGGACGTGATACTATCCCTGCTTTTACAGTTAAAGCATAACTCAAGTATCCTAGACCTAAGGCTTTAGAGCAACGGCTCAAGCAGTCTAGTATGACAACATCTCAGTTGAGATGAAAGCTGGATCCTCAGAATAAGGTCGCTGGCAAAAGCCCGACCTCATAAGTCGCTCGGGATAAGGAAGTATTTCACCCTTCCCCCGACATTCGACTCGCATTTTCGAAACTCGTTTGCGAAGTCGACCTGAGAGCGCTCGCGCGCTGCAGAACATGGTATCGTCGCCTTCAGTGACAACGTCCTGCGTCCATAAAAGTTCACTCTGGTCAATCTGTTTTAAGACAGTAAAGCCCGTCGCAGATGGCTTAACAGATTCCGGAGGAACAAGTGACCCTCGGTACAACATCCGACGACCTTGAATCCTCGAAAGGTCGTGCGTAGCGCGGAAACATCTCCCGTCGCCGATGTAGAGCTTTCCCTGTTTAGAGAGCTCGAGTCCAGATTGGATGCAAACGTTTGCAATGATCCTCTGGAACTTTGTGTACTGAGCCTTCTCACTCGGCACCATACCCAGGCCGTAAAATTCACGCGCAGCGTGAAAGGAGAAGAAACCATCCGCAGAAACGAGACGGAGATGCTCTCTGTTGACCGAATGAAATCGTCTAACAGCTCGTTCGCGGTCTTGCGCACCCTTCACAGCCTCTGGTTGGAGAGTGTAAAGTGCCTTGAATACCTGACTTTCGTCCGTTTCAATTGGCATCTGTGACGCTACTTTCGACTGACCATGCATCAGCCCCGTATTAAAGAAGGGACAGTAGTCGAATTCGCACAAACCTGACTCAGCGAAGTCAGATCGCTTCCGTGCGACCCATGGCTGGGAGTTAATGAAGATTTTATCTTCATGGGCGAAATTCTTACCCAAACTCTTTCGGAAACCAGCATTCTTTATGTGATCACACCAAACGGTATACTGTGACTCACGACAACGGAATAGAATATCATCACCGTTGACTAGAATTGGAATTTTGCGGAAATCATCCACATGAGGAAATAGCGCCAACCAACTGACGCAAAAGTTGACAATGCAGAGAATTGGAAAGCTCAAGGTTGAGCCCATCAATTGGCCGTTCTGCTGCACGCACGCGTTGAGATTTTCCATGTCCCGGCCCATGAGAGCGTCCTGGGGACCAAGAGAAGCTGTCCGAAGCTCCTCTGACTCAACATAGTTCTTGGGGTAATTCACCAAATGCGGTTCAATACACGCATCAAGAACATAACGATACATCAAGATCGTTTCTGGGTCGCAGCCCTGCTGCTCGTATGATGTCATAAGCTTCTCCATCATAATCCCGTGACAAGCGCGAGTTAACCTGATATCAATCTCATCAGTCGCTGCGGAATAGTCACCGGACACCCAGACCGTGCGCTCACCATCAAATGTGTAACCCTGGAAGAGTCCGAAATCGCTCGAAAGACGATCCAAGAACTTCAGGTGCCAAGCCTCCAAGGGCTGGCCACATAGTGAGAATTGCGGAATTTGCCGTATATACGCGTGAACATCTTTCTGGAAAGACCGCGTCAACCAATATGGCAAAGCTTCGCCGGCAGTGACGGTACGAACCTTTGCAGGTTCCTTCACTCCAGCGACTCGGCATGCGACGTTATCTGGACCATTATCAACAAGAACACTCCGTTCTTTGGTAATCTCATAGTCCCTCTCGTCGTCAAGAAAACCCGTCTGATATGCGAACAACCGCGCGTTTGCAGCAGTAAGTAGGCCCGTCAGTTCAGGGTATGGAATGCCGTAGATGCTCTTCGTACCGTAGGTAGGTGTATAATCCATCATTAGCAGGACGCCGCGACCCGCGTTAGATAGATCTGACTCAAAAGTCAGCCCACAGTATTTCTGCGCTAAATATGCACTTGCGCCTCCGCCAGAGCGGCCATTTTCAAAACAGGCCGAGCTCGATGGCTGCATCATCACTGGTAACTTTGGTTGAAAGTTAGCCAGGACCTTCCGCATTTTTGCGTCAACCTCCCGTACAAAGTTATCGGGATTTGCTGCGGCAGCACGCCGCAACGGAACATCACGACGTGTACGCACATTCGTCGGATTAAACGGTACTCTCTCGAGAATCGTTCCAGTGTTCATGGGACCTGGGGGCCTAGTCATGGCCTTCTTATGCTTCTTAAAAGTAGCAAGCATGAAATCTTCGCCAACAGGAAGGAAATTTCTCTTCAACTGTTGCATGGACGTAAATAATCTCCATGCTCGGAATTTTCGGCCGCGATGGCCTACTGCACCGAAGTGCACCGCATTACGAAGTTTCAGACGCAACCATCCGTGCGTCCCTCCATAGGCATCCCATGTTGGGTCACTGGGGGTTTCGACTTCTCGAGGAAACCTTTCTTTGTGCATCTGCTGTGCAAGCAGATTAGAGCTCCACCACTTACCGTACGCGAAAAGCTTGGATTCAGACAGCGAATGCTTCTGAACGACCGAGATGAACTGGTCTAGTGGGATATTGCCGTGGTGATCTTTCAACCAACCGGCATCGGCGAGCTGCTCAAAGAAACCTCGCACAAACCGAAGTGCGGATTCAAGGTGATCGAGCCGAATCAGATCACCCTCCTGCATAAAACAAATTATCTGCAGGACTGGAAAGTCAATTGGCTTGAGGCTATCAGCCAGTTTCCAGATTAGCCCCTTCTCACTCCAGAAGGGCCGTTCGAGGTCGCGAGTGACGACTTTGAACGAGGGGTCCGCTAGGCCCCATTGGCCGGCCGCAGCCGGTCCACGCTTTTGCAACAGAGCAAGAGTGTGGAGGAGCACCTGTCGTGTAATGCCAGAATTGTCGATTAATTTGGCGCGTGTCTTCGGATCAAACCGAATTCGCGCGTGCTTAGTCTTCATTCTTTTCAAAATGGCAAAACACCCTGCACAGCCTTTGTGCAACAGGTCAATAATGGCATCTAAGGAGGAGAACGGAATGCTGTTGAGTCTTTGACTCGCAGAATTCTTTCTTTCCAACCCGAAATGCGCTTTCATATCAA